ATTAAAACGGAACTGCTGGAAACGCAGACCGTGGACTTCAGCGTGGGTGCCGAAGGGCTTCGCCATGTACCGGGCGATGTCATTGAAATCTGCGATGATGACTATGCCGGTATCAGCACCGGTGGGCGCGTGCTGGCGGTAAACAGCCAGACCCGGACGCTGACGCTCGACCGTGAAATCACGCTGCCATCCTCCGGCACCACGCTGATAAGCCTGGTTGACGGGCAGGGTAATCCGGTGAGCGTGGAGGTCCAGTCCGTCACCGACGGTGTGAAGGTGAAAGTGAGCCGTGTTCCTGACGGCGTTGCCGGATACAGCGTGTGGGGGCTGAAGCTGCCGACGCTGCGCCAGCGCCTGTTCCGCTGTGTGAGTATCCGTGAGAATGACGACGGTACGTATGCCATCACCGCCGTACAGCATGTACCGGCAAAAGAGGCCATCGTGGATAACGGGGCGCACTTTGACGGCGACCAGAGCGGCACGGTGAATGGTGTCACGCCGCCAGCGGTGCAGCACCTGACCGCCGAAGTTACCGCAGACAGCGGGGAATATCAGGTGCTGGCGCGCTGGGACACGCCGAAGGTGGTGAAGGGCGTGAGCTTTATGCTTCGCCTGACCGTGGCAGCGGATGACGGCAGTGAGCGGCTGGTCAGCACGGCCCGGACGACGGAAACCACATACCGCTTCACGCAACTGGCGCTGGGGCGGTACACGCTGACAGTCCGGGCAGTAAATGCGTGGGGGCAGCAGGGCGATCCGGCATCGGTATCGTTCCGGATTGCCGCACCGGCAGCGCCGTCTCGGATTGAGCTGACGCCGGGGTATTTTCAGATAACGGCGGTCCCGCGTCTTGCGGTGTATGACCCGACGGTACAGTTTGAATTCTGGTTCTCAGAAAAACGCATCACGAACACAGCACAGGTGGAAAAATCTGCCCGTTATCTGGGGACCGGCAGTCAGTGGACTGTCCAGGGGAGCCGGATTAAGCCGGGGACGGATTTCTGGTTTTACGTGCGCAGCGTCAACCTGGTGGGGAAATCTGCTTTTGTGGAAGCCAGCGGGCAGCCCAGCAATGATGGTGAAGGGTATCTGGAAATTTTCCGGGGGCTGATAGATGAGACGCTTCTGGGTCAGGCACTGAAAGAGCGCATTGATGCTTCAGCGCTGCGTACGGAGGTCACGCAACTGGAAGAAGATATCCGTCAGCGGATGGACACGGATATCGCAGAAGTGACCCGGAAAATCGGGAAGGCGGAAAACAGCCTCACGCAGCTGGTTGCGAAAAAGAATGAGGACCAGACACTGGCCATCGCGCAGGTGAGCCAGAAAGTGGACCGGGTGAGCAGTGAAATCTCACAGACTGTCAGCCAGGGGCAGTCAGAAAACGCCCGACAGATAGCACAGGTCCGCCAGTACGTGGATAAAAAAGGGAGTGAAATTACCTCGACCACGGATAAAAAGCTGGGTGACCAGGCCGTGACCATACAGCAAATCCAGCGGGTTCAGTCAGACACGCGCAATGAGCTGAATGCCATGTATATGCTGAAGGTGCAGAAAACAAAAAACGGTATTCCCTATGTGGCCGGGATTGGCGCGGGGATTGAGGATGTTGATGATCAGACCCTGAGTAACATTCTGCTGCAGGCCGATCGCATTGCGATGATTACCCCGGAGAACGGCAACACCACGCCGCTGTTTGTGGCGCAGGGGAATCAGCTGTTCATGAACGACGTGTTCCTGAAGCGACTGTTTGCGGTGAGCATCACGTCATCCGGCAATCCTCCGACGTTTTCCCTGACGCCGGATGGCAGGCTGACAGCCCGCAATGCGGATATCAGTGGAGCCATCACGGCGAATACCGGCACGCTCAATAATGTCACCATTAACGAGAACTGTGTCATCAGAGGGAAACTGTCTGCAAACCAGATTGAAGGCGATCTCGTTAAAACAGTGGGTAAGGCTTTCCCCCGTGACTCCCGTGCACCGAAGCGTTGGCCATCAGGAACCATTACCGTCAGGGTTTATGACGATCAGCCGTTTAACCGGCAGATTGTTATTCCGGCGGTGGCTTTCAGCGGTGCCAGACATGAGCGGGAGAACAGCGATACTTATTCGTCATGCCGCCTGATAGTGAAGAAAAACGGTGCTGAAATTTATAACCGTACCGCGCTGGATAATACGCTGGTTTACAGTGGTGTTATTGATATGCCTGCTGGTCGCGGTCACATGACGCTGGAGTTTTCTGTATCAGCATGGTGGGTAAATGGCTGGTATCCCACAGCAAGTATCAGCGATTTGCTGGTTGTTGTGATGAAGAAAGCCACTGCAGGCATCACGATTAGCTGAATTTTATAACCCCAATACGGGCGCCAGAAATGGTGCCTTTTTTATTGCAGAAAAGCGAGAGGTAATTATGCGTAAAGTTTGTGCAGCCATTTTGTCCGCAGCCATCTGTCTGTCCGTATCCGGTGCGCCTGCATGGGCGTCTGAACATCAGTCCACACTGAGCACAGGGTATCTTCATGCCCGTACGAACGCTCCCGGCAGCGATAATCTGAACGGGATTAACGTGAAATACCGTTATGAGTTTACGGACACGCTGGGGCTGATTACGTCCTTCAGTTATGCCAATGCTGAAGATGAGAAAAAAACGCACTACAGCGATACCCGCTGGCATGAGGATTCTGTGCGTAACCGCTGGTTCAGCGTGATGGCGGGGCCATCTGTGCGCGTGAATGAATGGTTCAGCGTGTATGTGATCGCTGGTGTGACTTACAGCCGTGTGTCGACTTTTTCCGGGGATTATCTCCGTGTAACTGACAGCAAGGGGAAAACGCACGATGTGCTGACCGGAAGTGATGACGATCGCCACAGCAACACGTCTCTGGCGTGGGGAGCTGGCGTGCAGTTTAACCCGACCGAATCCGTGGCCATTGACCTTGCTTATGAAGGTTCCGGCAGTGGTGACTGGCGCACTGACGGTTTCATCGTGGGTGTCGGTTATAAATTCTGATTAGCCAGGTAACACAGTGTTATGACAGCCCGCCGGTTCAGGCGGGCTTTTTTGTGGAGTGGATATGGCAGCAGTAAAAATCTCAGGTGTGCTGAAAGATGGTGCGGGAAAACCAATACAGAACTGCACTATTCAGTTGAAGGCAAAGCGTAACAGCACCACGGTACTGGTGAACACGGTGGCCTCTGAAAATCCGGATGAAGCCGGGCGTTACAGCATGGATGTTGAGTATGGCCAGTACAGCGTCATCCTGCTGGTTGAAGGTTTTCCGCCTTCACATGCCGGGACCATTACCGTCTATGAAGGTTCCAGACCAGGTACGCTGAATGATTTTCTCGGTGCCATGACGGAGGATGATGTTCGTCCGGAGGCACTGCGCCGTTTTGAGCTGATGGTGAATGAAGTGGCACGTCATGCCGGAGCGTCATCACAGAGTGCAGCGGCGGCAAAGAAATCCGAAACGGCAGCAGCCTCATCGAAGAATGCGGCGAAAACCTCAGAAACGAATGCAGCTAACAGCGCACAGGCGGCAGCGGCCTCGCAGACTGCATCGGCAAACTCCGCGACAGCAGCCAAAAAATCAGAAACCAACGCGAAAAATAGCGAGACAGCCACAAAGGCCAGCGAAAAAAACGCAAAATCCAGCCAGACGGCAGCGAAAACCAGTGAGACGAATGCCAAAGACAGTGAAGCCAACGCAAAGGTGAGCGAAACAGCGGCGGCGAACTCGGCGAAAGCATCGGCAGCAAGCCAGACGGCAGCAAAAGCAAGTGAAGATGCTGCCAGAGAATACGCAAACCAGACAGCAGAGCCGTACAGATATGTTTTACAGCCGCTGCCGGATGTGTGGATACCCTTTAATGATTCGCTGGATATGATTACGGGCTATTCTCCGGGTTATAAAAAAGTGAAGATTGGTGATAATGTGGTTCAGGTTGCCAGTGATAAACAGGTTAATTTCAGTCGCGCATCAACGGCAACATATATCAACAAATCTGGCGAACTGAAAACGGCGGAAATTAATGAGCCACGATTTGAAAAAGAAGGTTTATTGATTGAAGGTCAGCGAACCAACTACATGTTGAATTCAGCAACTCCAGCTTCTTGGGGTAAATCTGCAAATATGAATGTCGCTGAGGTTGGAACTGATAGTTTTGGTTTTACTTATGGAAAGTTTGTTTGTAACGATTCTCTGATTGGGCAAACGTCAGCCATTAATATGGCATCAATTGCTGCTACAAAGTCAGTTGATGTTTCAGGCGATAACAAGTACGTGACAACCTCATGTCGTTTTAAAACAGAACGACAGGTAAGGTTGCGTATCCGCTTTGATAAATATGACGGTAGTGCAACAACTTTTCTTGGTGATGCATATATTGATACACAAACGCTTGAAATTAATATGACAGGTGGCGCGGCCTCAAGGATTACAGCGAGAGTCAGAAAGGACGAAGCTACCGGATGGATTTTTGCAGAGGCAACAATCCTGGCAATTGATGATGAGTTAAAAATAGGATCTCAGATACAGTATTCTCCTAATCAGGGCGGAGCAACCGTATCTGGAGACTATATTTATCTGGCCACCCCTCAGGTTGAGGATGGTTCGTGTGCATCATCTTTTATTATCTCAGGAACGACGGCGGCTACCCGCGCAAGCGATATAGTTACAGTTCCAATTAATAATAATCTTTATAATCTTCCTTTTACGGTTCTTTGTGAGGTACATAAGAACTGGTATAAAACGCCAAATGCAGCGCCACGTGTTTTTGATACCGGCGGTCATCAAACCGGAGCGGCTATTATTCTTGGCTTCGGATCTTCGGCAGATGGGCCAGACGGATTTCCTTATTGCGATATTGGTGGATCAAATAGGCGTGTTAACGAAAACGCATCGTTGAAAAAAATGGTTATGGGGATGCGTGTAAAGTCAGATCAGTCTACATGTGCAGTAAGTAACGGGCGTATATCCAGCGAAACAAAAACCACATGGGAATATATCCGGAGTACAGCAACCATTCGCATTGGTGGACAAACTACAGCAGGATTACGCCATTTATTTGGGCATGTGAGGAATTTTCGTCTCTGGCATAAAGAGCTAACAGATGCGCAGCTTGGGGAGGTTGTGGAGTGAGAGATTTCACGTTGCGTTTCAGTGATAAAGCAGATTTCAGGGCATTTCTCAGGAAACTTAACTGGGAAGAGGACGAAGAGCTGCAGAATGCCGTTCTGGTTGATGAGATTGGTTTTACGTTCAGGGAGACAGATGTTTCTGATGACGGAGAACCAGAATACACGCGAAACGAAGGGTACTTTGTTAATATCCGTCTTCTTGACGATGGATTTGATGATTCCGTGTTCCGTGAGTGGGTGGTTACACCAGAGCGCCCGCTCAGGGAGTGGTTTTAAGGATAGCAGATGGATATCACGTCGATACTTCATGCGCTTTGTGCCGTAGCGGTGCAGGTACTGGCTGGTCTTTTTACCGGAAACTGGGCTTACGGGGCGATAGCCGGTTGTACGTTCTTCATTGCGCGTGAACACACCCAGGCAGAATATCGCTGGATTGAAATGTTCGGGCATGGCAAGCGTATGAATATGCCGTGGTGGGGTGGTTTTGACCCGCGCGTGTGGGATATGGCAAGTCTGATGGATTTTGCTGTGCCGGTGGTGGCGTGTCTGCTGATCTGGCTGTTGGTTAATCGGTAAAGTCATCATGTCAGGGGAACACAGCAGGAGTTGGTTTTACATAAAAAAGCCCACCAGTGAGGTGGGCAACAGGAATGATTAATTATCTCAAAGAGAAACATCATATTTCTCTTTGCAACTTCTAACATAAAAATGTGGAGAAATAATGGATTTTATATTAATTGGTGATTATGCAACCAACTTCTTATGCAAAACAATATAGTCATTTATATCTGGCTGGTCTTATGCATACACCTAAACAGGTGTATTACGTAAGGAAACAGACAGGCGAGTATCTACCGAACCGTATACGTTATGGTCATGTTGCATAGTGTTTGGGAATATAAAGAATTATATAGGAGTTTGCTGTTTGTAACCTAAAAAACAATAACAAATGTTATAGTGAACTTGTTTGTTGTGCTGCTTTCACATTTTCTCAGTAATCTTACCAGTAATATTTTTGTTGCTTTGTTGTTTCTTTTTTTTTATAAAAAAGAGGTGGTGCAGAGGAGGAAATACAGTGGATAAAAAACTAATTGCATTTTTGTGCACACTTATAATTACTGGTTGCTCGAATGGGATCGGGGATTCACCTTCCCCTCCGGGAAAAAATGTAGAATTGGTTGGAATCCCTGGACAAGGTATTGCAGTGACTTCAAACGGTGCAACTCCAACACTTGGAGCCAACAACACTGAGTTTCCTGAAGTTTCAATAATGAGCACTGGTGGGGCGCTGCTTACTATTTGGGCCAGACCTGTTCGTAACTGGCTTTGGGGGTATACTCCTTTTGATTCAGTAAATTTTGGTGAGAATCGGAACTGGAAGGTTGTGGATGGAAAAGATGCCGGCACAGTGAAATTTGTTAATGTTGCCCAGGGGACTTGCATGGAGGCCTTTAAAAACGGGGTGATACATAATACCTGTGATGATAACTCGTTATCTCAGGAGTTTCAGTTACTGCCTTCTACTAATGGTAATGTGCTTATAAGAAGTAGTGCCTTGCAGACGTGTATAAGAGCAGACTATTTAAGCAGAACTATACTGTCACCGTTTGCTTTTACAATCACCCTTGAGAAATGCCCTGGTGCAAAAGAAGAAACGCAAGAAATGCTATGGGCAATAAGTCCACCTGTCAGAGCGGCAAAACCAAATCTGATTAAGCCAGAGTTAAGACCATTCAGACCATTGCCAATTCCACCTCATGACAAACCTGATGGAATGGAGGGAGTATGAAAAAATTATTATTCCTGTTAATGATTTTGCCGGGTATTTCTTTTGCAGATTTAAGCGATTTTAAAGTTGCAACCTGGAATTTGCAGGGGTCAAATGCACCGACAGAAAATAAATGGAACACACATGTCCGACAACTTGTTACGGGAAGTGGTGCTGTTGATATCCTGATGGTTCAGGAGGCAGGGGCAGTACCAGCTTCTGCAACGTTGACTGAGCGAGAATTTAGCACTCCCGGTATTCCGATGAATGAGTATATCTGGAATACCGGAACCAATAGTCGTCCACAGGAGTTGTTTATATATTTCTCACGTGTTGATGCATTCGCTAACAGAGTAAATCTTGCGATTGTTTCAAACAGAAGAGCTGATGAGGTGATTGTATTACCTCCTCCAACTGTTGTATCACGACCGATCATCGGCATTAGAATTGGTAATGATGTTTTCTTCTCAACCCATGCATTGGCGAATCGAGGCGTGGATTCAGGAGCAATTGTAAATAGTGTTTTTGAGTTCTTCAACAGACAAACGGATCCTATAAGACAGGCCGCTAACTGGATGATTGCAGGAGATTTTAACCGTTCACCGGCTACACTATTTTCAACTCTTGAACCAGGGATTCGTAATCATGTAAATATTATTGCTCCACCAGATCCAACGCAAGCCAGTGGTGGTGTTCTTGATTATGCGGTAGTTGGAAATTCAGTGAGCTTTGTACTTCCTCTGTTGAGGGCCTCGTTGTTATTCGGATTATTAAGAGGGCAAATTGCCTCTGATCACTTTCCAGTTGGCTTTATTCCTGGAAGAGGAGCAAGAAGATGAAAACAGTTATAGTACTTTTTGTTTTACTGCTGACAGGTTGTGCTGCTGAACCTGCAAATCAGCGTAATCTTCTTACTCAGTTTGTCGGCAACAATGCCCCTGTAGACCCTGAACCCAGTCCAGTATTGGTTAATATCAGAAACGTTCTTACAGGGGGGATAATCCGAAATCCTGTTGGCAGTGACTTTAATGTAAATAATTGGGTTATATCTGAAGTAAAGACTAATGATTTGGATTTGATATCGGCACCGGGAGGGCATGTTCAGATTAAAAATCCTGATGGCAATGAATGCTTTGCTATTCTAAACGGGCAATTGGCAGTGGCTAAGCAGTGCTCTGAAAGTGACCGTAACGCATTGTTTACATTTATAACCAGTGATACTGGGGCTGTGCAAATCAAGTCAATAGGAAGCGGTCAATGCCTAGGGAATGGAGAGAGCATTACAGATTTCAGATTAAAAAAATGTGTTGATGATCTTGGGCGTCCTTTTGATACGGTGCCGCCGGGGTTACTCTGGATGCTGAATCCACCATTATCTCCGGCAATAATGTCTCCATTAACGAGCTGA